CCCGATTTCGGCGGTCAGAAGGATACCAACAGCCAAGCAGGTCATGCGAGCGCCCCCTGCGGCCAGGGACTCCACAAAGGCCCCTTGCAGATAATAGCGGGCCTCTTCAGTCGAGACCGCATTCCAGACCGCGACCAGATCACGCGCGGGCAGTAGGAATGTCGTGGGCTTCCTTTCGATTGCGACAGTCTTTGAAGATGTCATAGTCATTTGTGGACTCCTTATTTCCACTGGGGGTTGCACCATGACAAACGGCCCTTCGGACCGCCTGACAAGGGGCAACGTTCAACCAGTTGGTTGAATGTCAGGGCAGGGCAACATTCAACCAACTGGTTGAATATCGCAACTTGTCGCGGAATCACGGATTTTTGGGGCGGGGGATGGAGTCCCGCCGCCCTGATTTTCATTGGAGGGTCAGGCGTTTGGCGCGAGTCGTCCAGTCGGACACGGGGCCATGCCCATCGTGCTCTTCCCACGGGGCGCCCATGTCCGAGTCATGGTGCACCTCGGCCACGTAATCGACACCCTCTAGGGCGAAGGTAAACGAGTCCAACATAGTCGATTCTCCTACTTCCACTGAGGGGGTTATCTGTACTTGCGCGGCAAATCCTGCGTCGTGCGGTAGACTTCTAGGTTCGACACGTCGCCCATGGCGCGCTTGAGAAGGGCGAGCATGTCTAGCACCTCCTCGCGTGTGCGGTAGCGGTATGTGACGCGGATTTTGGTCTTGATATCTCGGGCCGCGTATACCGTAGTCTTCGCCATTCCGATTCTCCCTATTTCCACCGGGGGCCTCATGCCCCCTCCGTTAATCCAGCCGGCGCCGTGTCAACCTCTGAAAATGTCCCCTGCCTTATAGCCATACAAAGGCATATCTGTGCAAACTTCATAGACGGGCCTTGTGACGCTTTTTAAGCATTCGCCCCAAAAGTATTCGATGGTTTCATATCCCACCACCTTCCCTTTGTATTCCACTTTACCCGGCGGTCCGTAAGGGCTGTAGATCACATCATCGGTGCGGATGGTGACAATTTCTCCGATCATAGGCATTGCGGTCTTAATGGTCATCTCCATCTCTCCCTGATTTTCACTGAGGGGCTATCGAGTGCCCGCGATACTTTCCCGAATCAGGGCTTTCATGCCCTCCAAAGTATCCGCCGCGCCATAGCCGGTAGCATACCAGCGCAACCCGTAGCCGTAGATGATGACTCCCCGATACTCCACAACATTCCGCATAGCTTGACTCCTCTTTGCTTCCCATTGCCGCGCCCGCCACACGGGCGCGGGAATTGAAAGCCGGACGGCGCTAACGCGCCGCCCTGATTTTCCACTGGGGGTTAAGCGGTCATTTCTAACCAGTCCCATTTCGTGCCCGGTGCCTCTATGCACAGAATGCGCGTGAATCCAAGATGACCTAGCGGGCCCGTGTAAGGCCGCACTGTCAGAACGTGGCCAGGATACCAGCTACCGATCTTTGGTCTTTTCGTGTCCCACCATACTGGCACATCATCGCCCGGATTGGCGGTTTTTGGGTCGGTCATTACGTCATCCTTTCATTTTCACTCCGGGGGCCTCATGCCCCCTCGATTGATCCCGCCGCGCGCCCAGCGCGCCGGACAAGGGGAAAGTCGGGCGGGGACAAGTCCCGCCCTCATTTTCCAAGTGATTCACCTCTCCTCTCGATTTTCACTTAGGGGGCAGTCTAGTCTAACATTGACGCTCTGTCAACCGATTCCCTTATTTCCACCGGGGGCCAGGTCCCCCGCATTTCCACCGGGGGCCGGTCCTGATTTCCACCGGGGGCCAGACGTGGCCAGACGTGGCCAGGCGTGGCCAGACGTGGCCAGACGTGGCCAGGCGTGGCCAGACGTGGCCAGACGTGGCCAGGCGTGGCCAGACGTGGCCAGACGTGGCCAGGCGTGGCCAGGCGTGGCCAGACGTGGCCAGACGTGGCCAGGCGTGGCCAGACGTGGCCAGACGTGGCCAGACGTCGACGCTAGGACATGAGTCCTTTACTCCGCATGCTGCAATCCCGCCCGTGACCTATGATTAAGGTCGCGCAGTCGCATGGCGCAGCTACACAAGGATTGCCACGGCCCAGCGGATTGCACCGCTTTTCGCGCGATAGGCAATCTCTCGCGGCTTTTCGCAAGCGGATAGCAATCCTTCGCTCATATCGTCCCATGCAGATGCTGTTGCGTCATCGCGCGATTTGTGGCCGTAGGACCAAACAATTTCCCCCACGACGAGCTTGTCAGTCAAGCGCGCTTGAACATTCATCCTATCTCCCTTCCGTTCTGGCAATGCCGCGCCACCATTGGCGCGGCATGGTAAAGCGGAATGCCGCGCGGCATATGCCGCGCGGCGCGTGTTGTCACATATCCTTGCCGAATATTTTATAGGGCGCGTGCCTCAATCCGTTACGTCTTGCCCATTGCGCGCCAGCAAGGCGAGATTCGAAAGTGTCCAGCCGATTGCCGAAACAGTCACAACGTTCAATCCCGTAACGGCTGATATAGCTATCGCCTACACGGTAGCTACATCTGTTGCGGCGCGCGCTCCGCTGGATATCCTTGTACGTTTCGCGAGTCATGGTGCGAAGATTCGCGCGCCGCATATCTACGATTGTGATCATTGTCTTATCCTCTTTCCTGTTTTGACTTTCCGCCAATGCCGCGCGACCCTTGCCGCGCGGCACGAATTGAGATTCAGACCAGAGAGATCACCTTATCGCCCAGCGTAACGTGGACATTGTGGAGCGATACGTTGCCATGATCGGACACGACGGCAATGTAATAATGCGACACAATATCTTCTTTCGCCATGTCATCCAATTCCGATGAGTCGCTGATCTTGAGCACTGAACCATCTCGGCAGGCTTCCTCAAACGAGTCGTGATTAAACCAGACTCCAAGATCGGACCCATCACCTTCATGCATTCCGACATAGCAGAACGGCGGCGCATATTGCTGCAGTGTATCCATCGCGTCTGCGATCACTTCGCTTGCATTATCCAATGTCTCGCGCTCATGGTCCGAAAGATCGGCAATTTCATCTTCATCGTCCGAGTCGCCATAGGTGGCAACTGTTTCGAGATCGGCGAGCAAGCCTTCATCGTCATGCTCAACATAGCGCAACATATCGGCGAGCACGTCGGCGAGATAAACCGCGCGCAATGTGCCACGCGAGTAGCTGCCAACGTCAAGAGTCTTTGTCATGTTTTGTTTTCCTTTTGTCAGATTGAATAGACATTGAAGGTGATTGTCAGGATGATCACGCGCGGCGAGTCCCTTTCATTGGCGCGAGCGTTACCCTCCAGTAGCCTTCAATTCGCGCAATATCGCACGCGATGCAGGGCGGGGGAATCTCATGTTTCCTTTTCATGTTCAGTTTCCCGATTCGTTGTTTCTGATACCCCAAACATACCATGCCAGCGCATGCGCCAAACGATTCGTTTGCCCTGGAGCGTGTCAAGGGGAATCTTTTAACGCGAATCGGGGTGCGGGCCAGGAAGATGGAGTCAAGGGGGTTGACACGGAAAAGCCCGAAAAAAATTGGCGAATCGGCTTGGTTGACCCTTCTAAGATTCCGCCAACCCTCACACCTAAATTGACACACTGTCAACGATCCACTTTCACTTTCATCCGAACCGCCTGCCCCTCCCCGCAATTTTTCCGGGGAATCTTGACATCGGAACGCCGACCGCCAACACTCGGTCCACCCCGAATCACCTGAAAGGCCCGACTGCATGGATCAACCGCTGCCCGAACCTCTGGCAGAGATCGCCCGCCTGCGCCGCGAGGGCGTGCCCGACCGCGAGATCGCCGCCCGCTTGCAGATGTCACTGAAGCCGATGTGGAACCGGATCGCCAGATGGAACGCGGAGAACCCGCACGCCCGCATTGACCGTCCAAAGAGGTTGATCGAGACCGACGCACTAAACACCAAGATCGCCGTGCTGGCCCGCGAGAACCTGCGCGCATCGCAGATCGCAACCCACCTCGGTATATCACCCAAGCGCGTGAGATGCCTGCTCATGTATGCCCGCAAGACTGACAAGCTGCCGCCATACAGGCACGTCCATGCGACCGGGTTCGACCTGTGGCGACCTCTCTGGCGCAAGGGCGCGGCACCCGATATGGGCTACATCTCCGAGATACTGCGCGCCCTGACCCCCGACGACACGCGACGACTTCTGGAGAGGCACGACAGGACGGGCGCGCAAACGCTTGCAGGCACGCTCGCCGTGCTCGTGAAGGAGGTTCTGAATGACGCGCGCTGACGACGAGGCGATTCTCGCCATGCTGGAATTGCATCGGCTCGGGCAGACCGCCGAGCGCATCGCCGCCACCGTCGAGGTCGTGCGCGCCGCCGACATCGAGCACGACCCCGACGCCGCCGCATGGTGGCAGGCCAATCACCCGACACACAGCACGAAAGGACGCTGACATGGACATGGACACCGACAAGTTGCGCAACGCCTCGATCATCGGTTTCACGGGCAAGGCCGGATCGGGCAAGTCCACCGCCGCCCGGTGGATCGTGATGAACCACAAGGTCGCCCGCAAAATCTCGTTCGCCGCGCCGCTCAAGCGGATGACATACGAACTCGTCCGGAACTGCATCCCGCAGACGTGGCCACACAAGGCGGCGGAGTGCATCGACGACCCGGTGCTCAAGGAGCAGCCGTTGCCGTTCCTTGCGGGCCAGACCCCGCGCCACATCATGCAGACCCTGGGGACCGAGTGGGGGCGCAACACGATCCACGAGGACTTCTGGGTGATGCTTGTCCATAGCCGGATCGAGCGAATCCTGAGTTCAACGTTCAACGCCCGTGAAGGTAATCGCGTCAATGTCGTCATGGACGACGTGCGGTTTGCCAACGAGGCCGCTATGATCCAGTCCTTCGGCGGCGTCGTCGTCCGCATCGAGCGGCCCGGCGCGGGCAAGCCCGACAGCGTTGACGCTCACGCCTCCGAGCGCATGGATTTTCCGGTGGACGGCGTGCTCATGAACGACGGAACGGCAGAGGACCTGCACGCCAAGCTGCGCGACCTGTGGCCCGAACCGATCCTTGCGCCGGCCAAACGCAAGCGTTGACTCGACAGGCGAATCGTCCGATACCTCACATCGGTCACTGCTTCATGGCCATCTTCCTGTCAACTCGCCGGGGCTATGCCCCGGCGTTTTTTCATGTCATAGTGCGCGGCATGTGGATACCCGAAGTCGTTTTCTGCATCGCCACCTCCTGCTATCTGGCCTCGGCACCCCCGACAGATAGTGAGGATGCCTGCCGCGCGTTCGTCGCGGACTACATGGTTCCCGTCATTATCGTGACTGTTCCAGGCGCGACGATCCATGTGGCCGGATGCAGGCGCGCGGATACGCAGACATGAACCTCGACTCGGCCCTCCTTCAGGACGCCCCGAAACTTCTCGCCACGATACGGGCCGAGGCAGCGCGACGCTGCTTTCGTGAGTTCGTGAAGACGGCCTGGCCCGTCATCGAGCCGGGGACGCCGCTGGTCTGGGGCTGGTCGATGGACGCCGTGACCGAGCATCTGGAGGCGGTTGTCCGCAGGGACATCAAGCGGCTGGTTATCACCGTGCCGCCAGGCGCGTCGAAGAGCCGCCTAACTCGTGTCCTGCTTCCCCCCTGGCAATGGGTCAGCGACCCGTTTCACAAGTTCCTCAGCGCCTCCTATGCCCTCGATCTTACCATCCGCGACAACCTCGACGCCCGCCGCATCGTCACGTCGGACTGGTATCAGGACACGTTCGGGCTCAAGATCGCGGAGGACGACGGCGGCAAGACGGGGTTCAGCCTTGAGACCTTCGGCAGTCTGAAAGCCGTGACGGTCGGCGGCAAGACCACCGGATTCCGGGGCGACACATTCATCATCGACGACCCCATAAACGTGCAGGACGCCAACAGCGCGGTGAAGCGGGCCGAGGCGCTGGAATGGTTTGCGGAAGCCGCGCAGAACCGGGTCAACAATGCCGCGAACAGCGCCATCGTGGTCATCATGCAGCGCGTCCACGAGGAAGATGTCGCGGCGCTCGCATTGAACATGGGCTATGAGCACCTGTGCATCCCAATGCGGTGGGACGAGTCCTATCGCCGCACCACGTCAATCGGCTGGACCGACCCCCGCACCACGGAGGGCGAACTCATGTTCCCCGAGCGGTTCCCCGCCGAGTGGGTGGACCAGACCGAGAAGAACATGGGGGCCTACGCCTTCAGTGCGCAGTATCAGCAGACGCCAGTGCCGCGCAAGGGGGCGATGTTCCAGATCGAACGGCTTGCGCTGATCGACAAACTGCCCGACGAGCCGTTTCTCACCGTTCGGGCGTGGGACCTGGCGGGGACGGCGGGCTCAGGGGCCTACACGGTCGGCGTGCGGATGCGCTACGGCAGGGAGAGCCGCAAGTTCTACATCGACGACGTGGCGCGCGCGCAGGTCTCGTCCGGTGCTGTTCGAGACCTGATCCTCCAGACCGCCGTATCGGACGGCGTGGAATGCAAGATCATCCTGCCGAAAGACCCCGGACAGGCTGGCCTCGCGCAGATGGACGACCTGACTGCGATGCTGGCGGGGTTCAACGTGCGGGCGGAGGCACAGTCTGGCAGCAAGGAAGTCCGTGCAGAGCCTTTCGCCGGGCATATCGAGAACGGCCATGTCTGTGTTGTCCAGAACGTCTGGGCCAAGCCATTTGTCGAGGAACTTCGTTTCTTCCCGAAGGGCAAGTATGTCGATCAGGTGGACGCCGCGTCCTCGGCGTTCAACGCCCTCGCCCCGCTTGCCCGCGCCCGCAAGCGCACGCTGAACCTGATCGTCGGCGGCGAGCGCAGCGAGAATTGGGCCATCGCGCCGGGCCGCGCAGCGAACGGTTGACACGCCATAAACGCGAACGCTACCACGAACCGAGGGTGATTCGCTTGTGTTGGCAAACCGCAACCGAACGGGTATAGTGCGCCGCGAAGCCCCCGTGCAGGAGCCGGTGAATGACTGACGAGATCAAGAAGGCTCCGAACCGCTACGCTGAACTGGGCGTGGCCAGCGACTACAGCCCGAAGAACGGTCTGAGGCAGGATGAGTTTCTGCCGGACCTGCGCGGGCTGCGCGGCGTAAAGCGATTCCGCGAGATGTCCTCCAACGACCCCATCGTGGGGGCCATTCTTTCCGCGATGGACCTGATGATCCGGGGAACGCCTCTGCGCGTAGAAGGTGGATCGGATCAGGCCAACGCGCTGGTCAAATACAGTCTGGAGAACATGCCGGATCAGACCTTCGAGATGTTCATCTCGGATGTGCTGAGTTTCCTGCCATACGGGTTCTCGCTGTTCGAGATCGTGGCGCGCCCGCCGAGCCAGAACCCGCAAGGTTGGGTCACGCTCAAGAAGCTGGCCCCGCGCGCCCAATGGACAATCGACAGCTTCGACACCAACGAGACCGGCGACGTGCTGGGTGTCTGGCAAGTCGCCACCACCCGATCCTCCTACATTCCGTATTCCAAGCTGCTGCATTTCCGCACCGCGTCGAGGCAGAACGACCCGTCTGGCATGAGCGTGCTGCGCACAGCCTATGCGTCGTGGTATTTCTGTCGGCGCATTCAGGAGATCGAGGCAATCGCCATCGAGCGGGAACTCAATGGTCTCCCGCTGATCCGCATCCCGTCCGAGTATCTGGCCCCCGACGCCTCGGACGCCCAGCGGGCATTCGTGGACAAGATATGCGCAATCGCCCGCGACGTGAAGCGCAACGAGATGGGCTACGTCGTCATCCCCTCGGATGTCTACGAGGACGCGGACGGCAAGCTCACGGACATCCGGCTCGTCGATTTCGAGTTGATCGCCAGCCAAGGCAAGCGCGACATCGACACCAATCAGGTCATCATACGCTATCAGCAGGACATGGCCCGCTCGGCGCTCGCGGACTTCGTTATGCTCGGGGTGAATGACCGGGGCTCGTTCGCCCTGTCGGAATCCAAGGCCGATCTGTTCCTGCGGGCGCTCACCGGCTATGTCAATGCCATCGCGTCCGTGCTCAATCGGAGCCTCGTGCCCAAACTGATGCAATGGAACGGCATCCCGCAGGAAGACGCGCCCAAGATCACGTTCGGGCGCGTGGCCCCGGTCGATCTTGACGAACTCGGCAACTACATCCAGCGCGTCGGCGGTATCGGGCTCGATCTGTCCGACGATGACTCGCAGACCTTCCTGCGCGATGCGGCGGGTTTGCCGCATACCCCGCCCGGAACGCCGCTTGTGCGGCCTCGGCAGCCCGACGCGGCGACCCCGCCCGCACCTGCCGACCGGGAGTCTGACCCCGACACAGGAGTTACCGACACATGATGATAACCGATGCGGAGCGGCAACGCCGACTTGCCGTCGCGCAAGAGGCTGCCGAGAAGGGCGTGCCGCTGGCAGCCGCAGCGCGCGCACTCGACATGCGGCCCAACACCCTTCGAGCCTGGTTGAATGGCGAGGGGTTCAGTTATCAGCCAGCGCCCGCCGCGCGCGACTACAACACTCTGGCGCTTCAGCCCCGACCAGAAATCTCGGCCCCGCCACCACCCGCACCGGAAGCGCGGCCTGAGGAGCGGCATGACAGCGCCTTCTGGCGTCAGAAGGCACAAACCACACAGAAGGATTTCGAGGCGCTGAGTGCCCTTGTGCGGGAACTGGGCGCGCTGGACGGGCTGCGCCTTCGCGTCCCCACATGGACGACCGAGCCGCAATCACACCGGGGCGGATCGGCCACGCTCATTGTTCACAACTCCGACCGCCACTACGGCGAGAAGATACGCGGCGATGAGATCAACGGCTGGAACAACTACGACACGGAGATTTGCACCCGGCGCGTTCGCCGCTTCATTGACGCCGCTTGCGAGATCGGACGACGCTGGACATCCGACACGACCGTGGACGGTGTGCTCTACACGATGGGCGGCGACGAGATCAGCGGCGACATCCATGACGAGTTGCGCGAGACGAACGAACTGACATCGCTGGATCAGGTGCAGGGCGCGGCGCAACTCCATGTTGCGGCCCTGCGGCAACTGGCGGACGAATACGGGCGCGTCCACGTCACGGCTGTCCCCGGAAACCACGGTCGGACCACGCAACGCCCCACCGCAAAGCGTTACGGTGCGCTCTCCTACGACATCCTGATCGCCAAGATTGTAGCCCGCGAACTCGCTGATGACGTGCGTATCAGTTTTGACATCGCGGCAGGGCCGGATGTCACGACTCTGATCTATGGCCGCACGATCATTACCACGCACGGCGACAAGATGGGAACCGGCGGTGGCCAGGGTTTTGCGGGGCCGGTATTGCCGATCATCCGGGGCGCAAACAAGGTCTTGATGCAATACGGTTCGACCGGCGCACGACCCGATCTCATTCTCATGGGGCACTTTCACACCAGCGCCGCCCCTCCGGGCATCCTGGCTAACGGATCGGTGCCGGGGTATTCCGAATACGGCGCGGCGATCCGCGCCAAGTTCGACACGCCGCGCCAGTGGCTCGGGGTGCTGCGGTCGCGGTGGGGCCTGTCAGAGCGCGCGGACATACAGCTTGAAGACCCGCCCGCCCCGCCCAAGCCGCGCGTCCGTGTCAAAGCGGAGACATCGTGATGCCTCTCGGCACGCAAAGCTGGCACGAAAGGCTGTGGCGGTCGAACAACCTCGCGGACATAGCACGCGGCGAGGTTTACGGCTCCCGACCATTCGCGGCCTTCGGTGAGCGTGTCACATCGGGCGCAACGGCCTATGCCGTTCTGCGGGAGCAGTCTGCCCCCGACGTGCTAACCGTCCCTGCGGCCGTGGCAATGACATTTGTTTCCACGGGGGCCGACACACGGCGGATGCGGCTGGTATATCTGGATGGAGACCTCGCTGAACGCTCCGAGATCGTGACCCTGACCGGGACGACGCCTATTTCCACGACCGCGACGGACATCCGGTTCGTCAACGGGCTCTACAGCCTTGACGGCCCGCTGGCGCAGACCGTGACAGTCACGGCAGGCGGCGTCACCTATGCGGGTATCGCATCAGGTGCCACGAACTTCACGCAGGCGCTCTATCGTGTGCCAGCAGGCAAGCGGCTCATGCTGAACGCCCTCTATGCGGGCGCGGTCTCGGGAAGTGCCGCCGCGAAAGTGGTTGTCCGGGCCGAAGTCTCGTTTTTCGATGGTGACAGTTTCGCTGCACAGGGTATCTTGCATCCTGTCGGGGGCGTAGGTCTGCAAGACGATGCCGTGACCCTGCCGTTCGGGCCTTTTCCCGTGCCTGCGGGCGAGATCGTGGCCCTGACATTCAAATGCGACAAGGCCGCTGATGTTGTCGGCGGCTTCTTCGGCTGGTTGGAGAACATCTGATGCCCTACGAGACGCTACCTGCCCGCCTGCGCGAGATAATTCCGTCCAGCGAGGGCCAGTCCATTTTCCGCCGCGTGGTCAACAGCCAGATGGCAGCAGGCAAGACCGAAGAGGTCGCCTTCGCGTCCGCATGGGCCGCGCTGCAAGGCGCGGGATACGAGAAGGGCGAGGACGGCAAGTGGATGAAGAAAATGCAGCCCACGCTGTCGCAGGTCCATGTGCCCGGCCCGATGGGCGATGACGATGACGACATGGACGAGAAGGGACGGGGCAAGAAGCCAAAGGTTGAGAAAGCCGAATACCGAGGCCGCACTGTCACGCTGGACAAACCATTCCGTATGCCGAAAGGTTCGAGCAAGAAGTTTGGCGTGTATGTGAAAGATGGCGACCGCGTGAAGCGGGTCACGTTTGGCGATCCGAACATGGAGATACGCCGCGACGACCCCGAGGCACGCGCCAACTTTCGCGCGCGGCACTCGTGCGATACGGCCACGGACAAGACCAGCGCCCGCTACTGGTCGTGCAGGATGTGGCAAGCGGGCACCTCAGTGGGCGAACTCACTAAAAGGATGATGAATGACGACAGCTTCACGCTTTCCGCAGAGGCCGCTGTGCGCAGCATGGAACTCGGTCTGAACGGGGATGTGCATGTTCACGAGACCGCAGACGGGCAGGCCATATACATGCCGGGCGCAAGCCACGAGGACTATCTGGAACGCATGGCAGAACTCGGCGGCGCGATCTACGATGACGAGGACGATGCGGAAGATTCTGAGGAGCCGAACGAAAGTTTGCTCGAAAGGGTGATTTCGGGTATGCTGCACGCTGCAATGGCATACGACATGAGCAAATCCACCTCGATCCTGAAACTCGATGGCGAGCGTCGCATCGCGTGGGGGTGGGCATCCGTTGCTACCGTAAACGGTAAATTGGTCACGGATACGCAGGGTGATGTCATCAGTGTTACCGAAATGAGTAAGATGGCCGACCGTTTCATGGCAAGCGCGCGAACGGCCAAGGCGATGCACGACGGCGATCAGATCGGTGAGGTGTTGCATTCATTCCCGCTGACGAACGAGATTGCCAAGGCGTTCGGGCTTTCCGCTGATCGGGAAGGCTGGATCATCGGAATGAAAA